CACTGTATAAATATCAAGTCCGGGAGCTGATAAAGTGCTGTCTTTGGCAACAGAGCTTCCATTAGCCTTTACACTAGCCGAGCTACCATCGTATCCCTCCTGTATGGTCAGCTTTACACTAAACTCCCCACCTTCAGAAACGGGAGACACGCTGTTATTATATGCTTCAAGCTGATAGCCGTTTCCCTGCTGCATTGTAACAGTATATGTACGTGTGGAAGCCGCCATAGCCTCAATGTCTGCGACAGGAGTCATTTCCATCATTCGGGCAATTATCTCACGGGCGATCCTTTCATAGTAAGGTATGCCTCCGTGTGTCGGGTCAATGATGGTATTATCAGTATAATGGCTGTAAAACCAAGTCTTGTTCATATCATTGATACCGGTCTGCAATTTGGATTCAACGTATTTGATCCCCCACAGATTCAGAACCTTGATCATGTCAGCGGAAATATTGTTTACCGCGGTAGAAGTTTCACACACGTGAGGAGGTAAGACAAACAGGATATTGATGTTACGTGCGACAAGCACCTGATTAATTCCGGTGTAATCCACCTCATTATAGTATCCTTTCACTTTCATATATCTGTAGTATAATTTGGACAGGAGCACATTGATCGCTCCGCAAAGTGTGTTTGTATCATGGTTCGATATGGAAATATCTCCCAATGTGTAGCCGCCTCTGTCGTTGGTTCCTCCTGCGACATTTATCAATACCGCATCTTCTGCGAGAGCATTGATACGGATATCCTGCCAGAAAGCATTACCATTTGAGCCGCTGATACGCGTTCCTCCGATTCCGTGCCATTGTGACATCGTACCTAACATCCGGTCTATAAAAAACTGGTATCCGGGATTCTGAGAGATGCTGTCCCCCAATGTATCAGTAATCTTGCCGGTCCACCATGTTCTGATATCCCAGTTACGGACTATCCGGTAAAGATACAGATAGTCAGTCGGCACAGTCTGTTTCACATGACTGATATACGGTGTCCTGTCTCCACCTCCGCCCAGTTTTACCATCAAATCACCTGTCTTGTTATTAATGTGGAACTCAAACCGTATCTTAGAGGTTCCTTTACGGGCTGCGAACATAAGATAAGGGGAACTACCACCTTGTGTGTTCAGTTCCCGTTTCGGAATATATGTACCATCATCTGTATAACAATATATATGTCCTGATGTAACACCCTGAACGGAAATGACTCCTTCTGATGGACAGTCTATAAAATCCGTGATACGGTATGAGGGATTGGATACAACCGCACCGGTTGACGCGTCAAGATACGCATTGGTCAGATTGCCGTTAAACAGATTGTATGTTTTTGTTTCAGCGAGCGACAGGCTCTCACCCATCTTCTCCCACTGTGCATTCTTTCTGCCATAAATACGGTCATCCACTGGCGCTTCTTCCACCGCATTGATTTCTTTCAGCAGATCGGGATTTTTAATCCAATACTCCGCAGAATTGGAAGGGGAGTCTTTGGTCACAACCAAAGAGGACACATTACTGGTTATAATCATGTTGACCTCTTCCATGTCTGCTATATCCGCATAATTCGCAATTTGGAAATAGGATGCCGGAAGTCCCATGCCCGTCTGCGTCTTGAACGAACCGGTAGTTATTATAGCACCCTTATAATCCAGAATAAAAAATGTCACGCTATAATATTGGTTTGCCCAAATTTTATCGGTATTCTTTACTTTAAATATCGGATAAATGGCCCATCCATCAGAATTCTGCATATAGCCGGTAGCGCCTTTTATAAACCGCACATTCAGTAGTGCGTTTTCCATATCAAGCATGGAATTTCCTCTCACTCTATAATCACTCAGGACATTGACCGGAAGATCGTACTCCTTGTTCCAGTAATTGACAAGGTTCTCAAGAAATATTTTACCACCATTCTTGGCAAAACACATTGAAACCTTGTTATACACGAGTTTGGTATTCAGAGTGAATGAGTACGTTCCAATTTCTGTATTATAACTGAAGCCTCCTGTATCATCATCTATATATGCCAACGCCGTAGGGGTGTTACCCGTATTCTTCAAAATATCCTTGAATAGAATAAACGCCGGACTGTCCTCCCTGCTGACCTCAATACAAAGATAATCACTGTCATTTACATATTCTTTTGTTCCGGCAATAATCTTGACGTTATCTCTTATCACAATCTTGTCGTACAACGTTGTGGAATTATCAACAAGTTTCATCACATAATTAGAAAGGGAGTCATTTGGAGCTAATTCAGCTAGTTCCATAGCCAGACTCTTGCGTGTTTTGGGATTGACCACTGCGTCATAGATGGTAGCCGGGAATATGGTTTGGCCGCCCTTGGTCAGTTTATGCATTTTTGCCATAATATCTCCTTTCATCCGCCTAAGTTCCGGGGGAACTTAAGCTATCATTATTTTATGTAACTATTTATTTAACTATTAAATCATTATTTCTCTTCCGGTGGCAGAGGAGGTATAAAATCACTCAGTACATCATCATACTCCCTCTCTGACAGAGGGACGCTCTGCACCGCATTGTATGCGGCATAATCCGGATAGGACATGATCTCCGCCGTGCTCTCATCCGTCTTTCCGGCAACGAGGATAACACCTGTATTCTCCACCGATACAAGATTGCAGATGCCATCGGCAAAATCAGCATCGGAAAGATAGTATTCGCGTTTGACCGACAGAGCACCGGGACGTAGTCCATGCCTGCCAAAAATGACCAGCAGACCACCATCATCAAGCCTGCGGCAGTTCTTGTACCCGTGCCCGTCAAACTCCGCAACAACACACCCCGACAGGACTGTGCGGTAAGTAAACCGGAAGGGAGTATTTATATCTCCATTCAGGCTCTTCTCTATGATTTTAAAATCGGACTGATAATTAATTCTTATCATAACTCTTATAATATTGATGTTACATCGTCTATCTCCTCGGCTGTCAGGTATCCGTTCAAGTCAACACTTCCGCCACCTCCTGTCGTGCCAGTGGCACTCCATGTTCCCTTTGTTTTGCATTGATATATAGGACCCGGTATGGTGTCACCCACAACAGCCCAGTCACCTACAATTGGAGATGGTACAGCGGCTTTCAGTGATTCAAGAGTAGGGAACAACCCCTTGTTGCGGATGCCGTTCTGCTTGACTTTTTCCACTTCGGTAGAAGTCTTGCTAAAGTTGTTGTTAAGACGGTCTGCCGCCTCACTCCAAGTTCCTGTTTTATTAATAGTATTCAGTTTCATATCACTTCACTTTATTTGGGCAACATGTTCTGATCCCATACAATCTCAGAACCTTTAACCATAATTATGCGTCCTCCCATTATCTGGGTCTGATATATATAACCGTCACTTCCTTTTTGCTCGACAACCATACTGTCCGGACGGAAATACAATACATCACTATTGGAAGGATCATTCATAAAAATACGGGGAACCATACCGTTCAATCCATATTGAAGAGATATGTCCAAAAGCGAATTACCATCATCATCATGAATATCAATTGACGGTCTTCCATATTCATCTTCAGGAAATATGGTTATCTCATAACCTGACGGTGAGGAAACCTTCACTTTCCCGACAAATTCAGGATTTCCGTCAGCATCCCATTTAATGTTCCCATTGGCAAGCTGCCCGGAACCATCCTCATTCAACAGTATCTTACCATTGGCTATTTCAACCTTTCCCCGGAAATATCCGCCCAAAGCATAGATATATCCTCTTAAGAACACATCACCGCCATGAGTGGCAACGAAGTTCGCCATGTTCGCCCATTCCGCATCCGTGGGCTGGTAATTAGGATCATTACGGAACCTCATTACGGTCAGAATCGCCTGTTCAAGTTTTCCTCCTGCCCAAAACGCCACATCATCATCGTCATTGTATATGCCGCTAACTCCGGCTGTGACCTTCTGTAACTTGCCATCCTTGTAGTTGCCTAACTGGATCATATTGGCCAATATCAGACCACCAAGGATATCCACAGATCCATCCTTGATCGCACTGGCGATATAATTGATTGACTGGAAACCGGCTGTTGCCTTGTCATTGTCAAGAATTGAAGGCTTCCA